GTGTAGGCGGCATTAAGGATGGTGCTACCTTGGTCGCTGCCAACAGACGATGCCTCCGTGGTGCCATAGGCCAGCGACATGTATTCTTGCTGTGTAACTGTCCGCTTACCAAATGCCGTAGAAAATTCTTGCGCCTCAAACCATGTGTAAGAGCCGTATGTAGTGGAGCCGTTGCCGCCGAACATCGTGGGCACTTTGGGTGGGCTTGAGCCGTCAGCCATAGTGACGTTGTATTTGCTTGAGCCGTTGGTGATAGCGTCCACGCCTGTTAGGTAGATGTCAGACCAAAAGCCGCCACCCACTAACGTCATGCCGCGTGGGTCTGGGCAGGCAGGACGCCACTTCAAATCCCAAAGGGAATATTCATTGATTGCAGGTGTTGTATCTCCCCCGCTTGTGCCTGTGGCGTTGCCGCCTGGGGCGTAATGAAAGCCGCCTACCTTGCGAGAATCGGAAACAGGTGGGCTGGTGTGGTTGCTCGTGGCCTCCAGTGTGCCGTCAGGCTTACACCAAATTGCATAATCAGTGCCACCGGCAAAAGTTGGCATAGTAATGCTTGTGCCGCTGGAAATTGTGCGAAGCACGCCATTGACCTCTACATAAAGAATTGTCGCTGTTGTTGCTGTGCCAGCGCCGGTCTTTGTCCAAGCTACAGTGTCTGGGTTGGCCTTGCGGAACAATCCATAAGAGACTGCGCCAACAGATTTAACAAAAGCAGTTGTCGCAACCTTTGTTGAATCATTGTCAGACGATTGAGTTGTTGCAGTTGCCCCGCCAATTTCTGGGGATAAAAAATTTAAAACTCCTGTTGACTGATTTATTTCAAAAATATCAAGCCAATCAGTATTTAATTCATTTCTCTGTTTTAGCGTGTTGTTTGCAGTGTCATACCAAAATTGATTTGCAAAGGTAGTGCTAGGCGCTGTTGCGCCAGAGCTGTTGCTTGCCAATGCTGGCAATGCGTCGTTTAAGTCAGCGCGAAAAGCTGGAAAACCCTGATTCGCAATACTCATATCATGTTGGGACATCTTATAACTCCACTCCGTAGCCTTTGGCTACATAATCAAAACTTCGGCTTACAGCCGTACCAGATGAATTTTTAAAGGTTATTGTAAACCCCGTGCGAGACTTTGAGGTGATTTCGTAGTAGTCGCCTGTCTGCATATCCTGTGCCCCAATGCCTATTGCCGGTGTTTCCCTAAAGCCTTGTGCAAACGTTACAACCTTTGCGCCAGCACCAGAAACAATATCATTCCCCGATACAGTGCGGTCAGGCATGTCGACGTTAACGCTCAGCTGAGTAACTTTGGGTGTGGCCTGCTCATCCGTTGTGCTTAACTTGGCTCTAAACTGAATGGCGCGTGCCCTTATGTCAGTAACTGCGAACGATTGCCATGCCGACCATGTAGGCGTGCCGCCTGGGTTGTCCTGAGTATGCCTCGCCTCTATTTGTACGTCTGTATCATCAAAAGCGTTTACATCGCCTTCAAAGTCGCCTTGCCGAGCATCAAACAAGCCTTCAGCCGAATCAAACAATACAACATAGTCTAAGCGTATGTGTTCAACATAGGCTGTGCAACGTGATATGTAAATTGCGCCCAAGTCAATGTCAGTTGCAAAGTAGTAGTATCCAAACGCCTCTACGTTACCAGAGCCGCCATCAAATAAACCACTCGCATCATCAAAATTGCCTGATACACCGTCAAACAACAGGCTAGTGTTTAAAACCAAAGAATTTTCGTCATCAAGCTCTACTATGTCGTCAAACGTGCCGTTAAAATCTGGAGCTTCGTTTATGGTCTGAACAAAGTTAAGAGACTCAACCGCTGCAATGTTTGTGTCTAAAGCAATACTTGTTGGAGTGATGGATGCCAAGCCTAACTTATCTACGGCTTTAACAAAGTAAGTTCCGTTTCGTGCTGGCACAAATACAGAAGTCGCTGGGCGAGATACTTTTGGGACAAGAGACACCGAGTTTTCGTAGCTACCACCACTGTCGGGTGATGCGTAGCGAACACGGTAGTAAGACAAGTCAAGGTCTGGGACAGCGTTCCAAGTCAGCAAATATTGATTGCCTATCAGGTTGCCGGTTAACCCTGTAACGTTTTCAGGAGGCGCAGTCTTGCCGATAACCTCGTGGTCGTCCGTACTCCAATCAGAGCGAACGCCAAAAACGTTGATTGCCCTGGCTCTTACGTTGTAAATAGCCCCATCAATAACGTTTGCAAGCTGGAATATATTTCCAGATGCTTGGCCTAGGTTTAAAAAATCGTCAGACGTAGACGGTTTGGCTTGAACCTCGAATCTATCTTCAAACACGTCGCTACCTGTTACTGTAACAACTAGCTGTGTAATGATAGTTTCGGCGCTAATAGCTAAAGTGTCTGTAATGCTTATACCAACTGGTTCAGACACAAAGCCACTTGGCAGGTTTGTGTTTGGGGCTGGGTCGTATGCCTGTTCTTCGCTGGTAGACCAGTCGTAGACGTCAGTAGAGACTTCGCGCAAATCAATGTCAACGCCAACAGTCTCGCCAAAAGCAATGTTTGCACTTACAACCTCAAAAGGTTTGTTTGACCAGCCCATCCGTGTGTTGTTGATTTGCACAATGTCACCGACGTTGGCCTTCATGCCAACCAGCTTCATTGGCATTGCAACCGTGATTTGCTGTCTTGCCCTTAATAACTCAATCTTGGCCAAGCGTTGCGCCATGCTTGCCGAGGTGGTAAACGGCAACTCAATTGACTTTAGGTTTTCTTCGCCGTTGTCTTTGGCGACAAAAACAGCAGAGTTTATAGGTGGAAAGTCGCTCAATATGTAGTTGTCGTCTACAGAGGCAAAAACGCCCTTAACACCGTTGAATGATTCCCTGCGCGATACTAGGGACTGAACCTTGATGCCGCCACGCAAGTCGCCTTCATCAAATGTCAATGTTGGCGTGTAGTACGCACCTGCCAAAATGCGCCAAACGCCACCAGACCAAACGCAACGGCCTGCCATTGAGAAGACCATTTGATTAATTATGTCTTCTGGCTGGCTTGATGTAGCAAACGAGCCGTGCATCTCGTAGCGGTTTTCCGTGCCGCCACCCACCTTGGTTACATCTTCGTCACAAATGTTAGCCGCCGCAATTAAGGCTTCCTCGTCTATCTCTTCTGCATAAACAGCCGCCATGCCGTACTTGTTGTTTGTCAAGTAGTCGGTCACGCACAAGGCTGGGTTTGCAGACCAGACCGTTGTCTCTGTGCGTGGGTCGTAAACCTTTTTGCCACGAACAACAACAGACAGGTTTGGCACTCCGTTAATAAATACGTTTTGGTCGTACTCAAGGCGCATATAAACCAAAGCCCTGCCACGCACTCGGTGATTGTTTGTCCACTTGCCGTCAGACTCTGCAACCAAGTCAGCAAAAGCTGTTTGGTCATCAGTGCCGAGCTTGTACTGAATACGCGCTTTGTCTTTGTATTGGCCTGCTTCTACGTTGCCAGAGCCATCAATCGTGACCTCTACGTCGTTGAAATAGAATTTTTCAACCTCGTCTATTTCATGACCCGCTATGGCAACAACAACGTGCAAGTATTTGTTTGCATTGGTTGATTCCATGTAAAGAATCGTGCCACCTATGCGGGTTCTGCCATAAATAACGTTGTGTGGCGCTATTGGCTGGCGCGATGTTACGCTTTTGTCTTGCTGGGTAATGGATGCGCCTGTTGGCGTTTTCGCCATTGCTTTAGAAACAGCGCCTAGCACCAGGGTCGATACAAAGGTAGTTGCAAAGTAAGCACCAGCCGTACCAGCAGCGAAGCCAGCGATAGCGCCTGCTCCCGCAATAAGTCCAGGCGCGACCAACATAGCAACGCTGGTGGCGACTGCCGCAACAATTATCGCTGCTTTTACTGCCTTTGCCATTTATACGCTCCAAGCCTTTAATGCCTGACTCATCGGCAACAACACCAAACCATCGTCAGACACTGCCGCTATTTTATCGCCATTGCATATACCAAGCGACACTTCTTGCGCACACGCAAACGAAACTACATCGCCACGCCTTGCCATTTTTCTTTGTTTTGGCTCTCCAAGCGCATTGGTTGCTATGGCCTCAACGCCACCTGCCTTTAAAAGCCTTGAGGCGGCTCCTCGCTTTGTTTTGTAGCCTCGGTAGGCTATGCCGTGGTCAACGCCTGTAATCGCCTCTACGACGCTCACAGCGAACATGCAACAATCGTTAGTGCCCCAATCAAAAGGTTGTGCGTTGTTAATCCTGTTTTGCAGGATGCGCTCCCATCCCTCTACCCTCATGCCCTACCCCAGGTTAGGGTGACTTCTTTCATGGCCGGCACATATTCACAACCAAGGTCGTTTGGGTATTCGTGCTGCTGTTCTTCGTTTGTGTAACGACTTTCGCGCGGGCGTTGCAGGTTTATTAAGCGTGATTCGTAAGTAATACTTACAACAGATGTTTCACCCTCCTCGGCAATGGCTGGAATGTCCAGCTTGCCCTCAAACATCATGTAGGGGTCTGCAATCAGCGCGTTATTTACGTCCATAAATCCGATAAAGACTTTGCCAGACTTGCCTTGCTCTGATTCGTTTAGCACCAATGATATAAATTCAGACGGAATGCCGGTCAATGAAACCGTTATGCCGTTGGCCTGAACCTCTGCTGTCTCCTGAACTGCTGAGACGCTACCTAGTGAGCCAACTCCAATCCAAACGTTGCCACCATAAGACAAATCGCCATAGCCTGACCAAATCCTCACATAGCCAGAAGAAAACAAGCCTTCAAACAGAAGTATTGGCGCGACTTCTGTCTGCTCAATGGCTGTCTGTACACCTGTTGTAATGTCTCTCATAATGCTTCAATACAGGCGAAAGTCATGCCGTAGATGCTTGCGTTGTCAATTGCGTAGTCTGTCTCATTGCTTGCCAAGCGCCAACGTCCCTTGGGGCTGCTGATTGTGATTACTGCATTGTCATCAGGTGACGAGCGCAGGTTAGGAAATATGTTTAGAGTGGCATTTCCTGACGCATCGCTGGTTACATCGTCCAAAACCTTGTGCAATGTAGAAGTAGATGCAGAGCCTAGCTGTATCCAATCACCGGCTTTCAGTATGCCAGTTGTGCCTACAGTCCAGCCATCAGTGACCAATTCATCACCCGCTTGGCTTGCACCGTTTACAAGTGGCGTTCCAGTACCAATGCCTCTGGGCGCTGTGCTTAGAAAATCGCCCATTAAGAATGTGCCATATTGACCATTCATCTTAATAAGAAACGCAACCACTTGTTCGGCCTCGTCTCGCTTCATTGGTGGCAGGCTTACCTCCGCCTCCCACCATTGACCCTGGTGCTTGTAGACTTGTTGTTGCCCCGTGAAGGGTGACGAGCTAACGCCAACCACGGTTTTAGCCCGAATGTTTATTGAGCTAACGCCAATTGAGGCTGGGAAAGTGACTGGATAAGAGATTGCCATATTTACCTCATCGCAGCGCTAAATGAGCCACCGCGTAATCTTGCCTCTGCAACTGCTGATTTAGCAGCGTTTGAGATTTGAGGCATTAGGGTCATTATCTCAGCGCGAACGGTCTGTTGTACGCCGGTGCTTACATTTATGTTTTGCACCACAGTTATGCCACCGCCACCCATTGCGTTGTTTGGAACAATTGAGCCACTGGCTGATGGTATGAACAACTCTGGCCCACGCTCGCCAACCAGGTGCGTCCTGCCTGACTGAACCGAGCCACCAATTGCCCTTGGGGTTGCAGGAACCGCTGCGCCACCAAACATACCACTTATTGCACCGCTTAAAGCACCCGCCAAAGGTGCTGTAATGCTTTGCTGAATCACCATGCGAATCATATCGTTGATGATGTTGTTTGCCATATCTCGGAACGCTTCAGACGCGCTCTTTGTGCCGTTTATAAGGCCAACCAAGCCATCCTCAAACTTCATAAGTCCACCAAGGGCTATGTCCTGCATCGAATCCTCAACGGTCTTGATGCCATCTGCAAACTGCTCTAAAGGCGTTTTCATTGCCTCTACAGTCTCGCGAATGGCAATCATCCCAGCGCCACCAACGTTATCACGCAACTTTTTAGCCTCTGCGTAAGAGTTCCTAAAAGCCTGGCCACTTTCGTTGGCAGCATCGCGCAGTCGGTACATCTCAGCAATACCTTTGCGGGCGCGGGTTTCCTCAACCGTCATAAGGCTAGCTAACTCTGCACGTTGGTCGGCCAACTGCTTGGCGTATGCCTCGCGAGCCTTTTTTGCCTCGCTACTTTCTACAGATACAGGTGTTGACTTTATTTTTGGCAACTCAACCAACGAAACCATTGGTAGTGCATTGGAACCTTGGCCTTTAAACGCAAACAGTGCCCTGTTGTAACGCTCTTGCGCCTCGGCTAGGCCGGTAGTAAGTTTTTCGTTTCTCCCGTATAGAAGAATTCTATTGTTAAAACTATCCAATTCCTTTTTAGCGGAGTTTAGCTCTAAAGCGGCTGCGCCAATTTTTGCGCCAAAGATTTCAGCAAACCCAGAGCCAGCATTAAAGCGGTCTATCATTCCACCAATAGAGTTAGCTGCGTTTGACGAATTTCGCGCAAGTTTTATAAGAAAGTCGTTGAGACCAGCGTTACCAATTGAGACTGATAGCTTGTCCAGCGAATCTCCCAAGTTTGAAAAAGCGCCATTAAGAGTGTCGGCTTGTCGCGCTGTTGAGCCGCCAAACTTTGTCTGTGCAAGCTGCTCAAGGTAGCCAAGTATTTCAGTCGAATTCTTGCCGATAGTTTGCGTAAGTCCACCAAAGGTTATTGCAACCTTGTCGCCTTCAGATTTGGCAGTTATACCGAATTCTTTAAGACGTTCAAACTCACCAGTTGCAGCATCGGCAATAGCCTCAATAAACTGGTTTAAAGACTTTCCAGTGCCTGAAGCAATGTCGCCAAATGCAGCAAATGACTCAATTGTCGGGTTAATTCCACGCGCCACTAAAGTATTAAACCCACCGACAACCTCTTGCAGGGAAAATGGTGTTTGCGCGGCAAACTCTTGTAATATCTGGAATTGCTTTGCTGCCGCGTCAGCGGAGCCTGTAAAAGTGACTAGGCTGGCTTGCAGGTTTTGGAATGTTCTGTTGGCCTCTACTATGCCTCTTAAAGCAAAGCCACCAGCAAGGCCGGCAATAGCGCCCTGGACGCTAAAGACGGCGTTTTTAAGACCGCCCAAAGAACTTTTTACAGACCTAAACGCCTTGTCGGTATCATCTACCGCTTTTATCCGAATGTTTACGTCATTTGCCGCCATTTTTTTCTTCCTTTAGCTGGAAATACGCAAGCCACTCGTTCAACTCTGTAACTGGGATTTCCTCAATCTCTTGAATCGTCTTGTGCAAACGGTCTGCAAGTCCAATCATGTTGAACCGCAAACTGTCTGCCTTTAGTCGTTTCCCAGTTGTTCAACCGTCTCAATGGTGCTAAACATTTGGCCAGCAATGGTCGAAATGAGAATTACAGGCTCACGCATCAAAAACGGCTTGTCTTCCAGAGTAAACAGCTTTTCGCCGTCCTTGTCCTCGGCCTTCATGATAAGCAAATCAACCATCGCCGCGATAGTCGGGTTGCCCATAAAGTCCTTATGCTTGCGTTGCAACTTGTCAACGTCAGCACAGGTCAAGGCGCTAGTGTAGACAACCAATGGAGCATCCTCGCCCCATTCGGCCACCTCAATTTGCTTGCGGTTGTTTTGCCGTTTGGCGGCTAACCTTTGGCCTAGCGACATTAAGCCACTGTGCCAGTTGTCAACGCGCCATTACCCTGCAAGGAAACAGACGCCTCAACCATGCCGTCAGCAGACGAATTGATTGTCTTGCCGGTAACAATGGCAGAGCCGGTCAAGTAAACGTCGCCGGTTGTTGAACCCTCTGGGTAGACGTTAAATGTAATCTCAGAGCCAACTGCTAGTGCAACCTGGCCGTTGGTATCCGTCTCGTCCCAAAACACTTCTACAGAGCCGCTGAACGAAGTCAAGCTGGGCTTGTAGGTGCGAGCTGCATCGCCCATCGTGGTGTCTTCAATAGTGTCTGCTGATTCGGTGATTGAAAAAGAACGAACCTCAGCAATGGCGTTAGCACCAACTGCGACCGAACCTTCTGAGCCTTTATGTGTAGCCATGATTTGCCTTTCAGTGTGTAGAGCTTACGTTGCCCCACGGGTAAAATTATAAAGAACACGAACCGTTACGAAAACCCCACCTATTGGGGCAATCGAGCCTTCATCAGTCTCAACGGTAACGATTTGAGAATCCAGCGCGTGGCCTCCTCGCGTCCTGTCTGCGTCCAATGATTCTTCAATCAACTCAACCAGTTCGTTTCTAGCAGTGTCTATTGCAGTGCTTTTAACGTAACCGATTAGCGAATAGTCAATTGTACCCTCGCGGGTGATATTTGTGCCGCCAATAGTAATGTCGTCTCTGCTTTCACCAGACGATTGAACCAATATTGCTGGATACTGTGCATTTGATAGCTTTTCAAAGTCAAAAGGCTCGCGGGTCACAAAAGTTATTCCTGCCGCGCCTAGCAACGTTGATGCTAAATTGGCCGCAATGGATTCTCGTTTGCTCATTTCAGCCTCTTAAAGAAAAACTTGCTAAGTCGCGCTTTTTCAGTTTGATTAAACCCAAAGAACGGCCTTTTGTCGTTGTTAAAAGCCGCCTTCTTGGCCTCGGTCGCCCTGCTAAAGTAAATCTGCGCCACTCCATTGCTAACGTACTTGCTTTGTATTGAGGCAAGCATCTTGCCGGTGACGTTTAAGTTAACCGTCCCGCTACTGTCGCCACCAAACGAAGGCCTGTACGTGCGAGCGCCTGCTTTGCTAGCCGGCCAACCTTGCCTCTTGTAAGCCCTGTACTTAGCGTCATAAGGCTTAAACTTGCCACTGTAACCGATGCCTTTTTCAGTGCGGTCTAGGATAATGGTTGTACCGAATTGCGCTGTCTGCATTAACGTGCGCTTTACTTTTGCTGGGATGGATTTTTGCAACTTCCTCAGGTTGGCTTGCAACCTGGTTGAGTCTATGTCCATCTTTACATTCATCTGTACATGCGACCGAAGTTAACCGGCGCTTTCTCAATGTCTGTAATCGTTGAATCTTCGTCCTGGTCGTACTCTACGCCATCGTTAAAAACAGAGTCTATTTCCTCAGAGTATCTCGACTTGTAAAAATCAAGCATTGTCAGGAATCTGTCGCCATCAACCCAGTTCGTAAGCTGCGGCAAAGCGTACTTCCAAAGCACTAGATAAACGCTTGCGTCTTTCCACTGTGCGCTTGTCAGTAGTGAAGGGTTTAGCTCGCCAGCAAAGCCGGTCTTAGGCCACCACTTCTTGCGAATCTCTCGCTCAATGTCAGCCTGTGCGCGTGCGTGGTCAGCAGCAAACGACGCAACGCCGTAGGTCAGAATATCCGGTATTAAAGCTGTGAGGTCTGAATCTGTACTAAACGCCATTGCTTTGTCCTTAGGTAGAAATACCCCCACTCAATATGAGCAGGGGTAGTTTCAATTACAGACCAGCGTCAAAGTACATCTCTACGCCGTAGCTGTCGTCTAACTCGCCAACACCGTAGATAGCGGTTGCGTTCAACTCGAAAGCTCGGTTTGATGCATCACGCTGTGGCTCAATAACAAAGTCGCGCTTCATAGCCAAGGCAAATGCTTGCTGTGAGAAAATCGCGCCCTTGGCATCACCAGAGCCATCAATGGTTACGTTAGCTGACTCAAAGATGTCAATGCCAGCAATCGTTGCCACGTAACCTGTACGCATTGCCTCGTTCTGCAAGTCGCCACCGTTGGGGTTAACCATAGTGTTTGTCAAGCTAGCCTTCAAAGCATAGGTCTGGTAAGGGTGGAAAACGCCGTATATGCGACCCGTTACCTTGTTAGCACGCAGGGTAGCAGCGGCTTGGAACAGGTAAGCAACCGTCAACTCGGTAGTTGTGGCTCCCAAAGAGGTGCTTAAACCATCAAACAAAGAAATAATGTCTTTGTCCATTTTGGTAGCAATAGCGTTACCAAGAACTGTTCCCAATTCTTCAGCAGGGTTACCGGCTCCCATAGCGGCCATGTCGGTCAACAGCACTTGAGCGCCAACTTCAGCAACCGTTACGGAAATGCTAGATGTTGAAACAGTGGTCGAAGTCATGTCCGCACCTTCAGTCAAGGCGGCTGCCGTGATTGCTGGGTACTTTGGAACCTGAATTGTTTTGCCGGATTGCGTGCCGATATCGTAGAGGGTAACGAGGTTACGCAACAAAGATTGTTCTTCAGCCGTGTAACGGGCTTGTGCAACGATACTGACAAACAGGTCGTCAAGGGTGCTTGAGGTGGTAGCGGCCATAATAAAAACTCCAATTAAGAA